CTCGCCGCTCACCTTCATGTGCTCGACTTCCACCTTGGCGCTGTTGATGATGGTCTGGGCGACTTCGGCGACGGCTTTGGCGCGCTCGATGTCGAGCGGGTTTTCTTTGTCGCGCAGGCCTTCGAGGGTGGCGAACAGATGTTCGCGCAGGTCGTTGATGGTGTGGCTCATGGCTGCTGTTCCTTTCTGGTGCGGGTTGCGATTCGCTTGCTGATTGCGCCTTTGAGGCGGATGACCTGGCGCAGCTCTTCCGGGTAGTTGTGCACGGTGTTGCGCAGCATCAGCTCGCGGCGGTGGAGTAGTTCGAGGTTTTCCACCCGACGGCAGTCGGCCGGGTCGCGGTTCTTGAATGAAACGACGTGGCCTTTAGGGACGGGGCCGTGCACGGCTTCCCATGTCAAAACATGGACGAAGCGCCAGCGCTTGTAGAAGACGGGGTCTTCGTTGACCTTGACCTGGATGTAGCCGCCCTTGTGGACGCGCTCGCTGCCCACCGGGAGGTAGCGCTCGAGCGCGATGCCGCCGCGATGGCCGGGCTTGAAGCGGGTTTCGTGCGAGCGGCCGCCGCTGTCGAATTGCTTGCCCTTGTTCCACGACGTCTGCCCTGGCAGGAATCGCCCGGAATTGGTGACGTCTTCTGGCTTTTTCAGCCCAAGCACGTGCGCGCGGCCCTTGATGCGGGCGCGTGTCCGGCCCATCCGTCGGCCGATATCACCCGCGCTCATGGTCTTGTAAAGCTCAGTCAACAAGGCGTCGGCCTCGGGCGTCCATGGCTGGTTCACGCTGATCTCTCCATCTGCTCGGCCACGGCGATCGTGTTGAGCTCGCGGATGATGGCGGCGTGGTTTTCCTTGATGGTTGGAATGAAGATCGCCAGCGCGCTTTTGACCAGTCCCGTGGGGTTGTTCTTTTCCCGCGCGCAGTCGTTGGCGAGTGAGTTGATGGCCCCGCGGGCCACCTCCATAAGTTCGTACTTCAGCCGGTTCGGGCGCTGGCGGATGCTGTCCATCGTCCAGCGCGAGATCCCGGCGCGTTCGCCGGCGAGAACGGACAGCGCGACGATGTCGGCGATTTCGGTGTGCGGCAGTTTGCAGTACTCGGCAAGGGCTTCTTTGACCCGCTTGTCGTAGTCGGCCTTGATACGCTTGGCCTCGCGGACATCGGCATCGAGGACTGCGCACGCTTTGTCGACCAGGAGTGTCGCGCCGCGCAGGGTTTTGAGTTCGTCGCCGGTGAATATGCCGGCGAGCGAATTGCTTGTCCCGCTGGCGTCGGCGTGCAGGGTGCGCAACGCGGTCGCCATCCGGCTCAGATGGCTTTTGAGGTTGCGCGTGTCCTTGCCGCCATCGTGGCGGGCGGACGATCGTTGCCAGTCCGTGAGGCTCATTCCGCGCACGCCTTGGCAAACCGCTTCAGGCAGCCGTTGCGCACGCGGGCAACGACGAAGTCCTGAAAGCAGAGCAGGGCATTAAGGTCCTGCGGCATGGGGATGTGAGCGGGCCACGATTCGCGCACCTTGGCGCACAGCTCGGTGAGGCCGTCCACGGCCTGACGAACGTCGGCAAGGATCTCGGTGCGCTGTTCGGGCTGGCCAATCAGCTGCGTCGGGGCGTAGGTGATGCCGCCCTGGTCGTTTTTGTGCAGGTTGTTCATGCGCCCGCCCATCTGGCAAAGTGCCACACCACATAGGCCAGCAGACAGGGGATGCATGTCCATCCGACGATCTGGTCGCCCAGGTGCCTGGGCTGTTTCGCTTGCTCGTGCATGCCTTCCTCCTTCATCGTTGATCGGCTATCCCCGGCTGGGGTTTGTTTAATATGCTCAACAATTCCCTACTTGTCAAGCACACTAAACATTTATGGCGAAATGAAGGCGCGCCCGATGTGGGCGCTTGAGAAAGGTGGGGCTTGGAATTACGAGAGTTAAGCGAAACCGGCAGTGGCGGTTTCGTTAAGCGGAAAACGATCCCCGCTAAATTTCGCGTTGCGCGATTATCGGAATGAGGTGGGGATGGGTGGGGGCTCGGAGACCTTGCCGTCGATAAACACGACCGACACTGATTTCGCGCCGGCAAAGGCGTCGGCGTAGCTCCACACCCAGACGACCCCGCTCTGTTTGCTTTGCACGAGATAGGGCTGGCCCATGATGGCGGTGACTTCCTGCTCGTTCATACCGGCCTTGATCTGGCGGGCTGAATCCCAGTTGAAGGCGGTGCCAGCACAAGCGCTGAGAGTTGCCAGTAAGACAGCGATGGCGGTGGCTCGAATCATGTAATCAGGCCTTTTGCCAGATCCAGGAAGTCCTGCTTGGTTTTGCTGACCCGCTTGTTGTTTCCGCAGATTGCGCTGGCGACGCCGAAGAATTCGACCTTGTATTTGGCCGGCATGGCTGCAAGTTGTTCGAGGTCCCTACGTACAGCGCTTTCAGCGCGGCTTGAATCGAGTGTGACTCCGTTGTTGAGGTATTCGATGGCATCGTAAGTGCCGGGGGGGAGCGCAGTTCCTTGTTGCTCGCAGAACCTGAAAATGTTCCTGGCCTCCTGCTTGCTGATAGTGCCATCAGTGGCTGCAAGCCACATAAGCGCCTGGGCGGCAGCTGGGTGGTCGTTTCTGCAGTTTGAAATGGCGGCCTGCAGGGTGCGCTCCGCCTCTTCGATTGGATCGTCTGAGATCTCGTTGGGGGTAGATTGTGGCGCATCGCTCCTGTGCCGGTGATCGCTGGTTTTGAATAGGTGTCTTAAGTACCAAGCAAGCCCCGCCGCAATGAGCAGCGACATGATAAATGCTTCCATCTTTCCCCCTTTGTTATAAACACATTAATTCTGGCTATCGGCCCAGCGCTGCGCCTAGCATCGCAATTTGTCATCCAGGCACGCCAGCATCCCCCGCGTGAAAACGGGATTGCGGAAGGCTTCCCCTGTTGTATCGACGATGAACTCGCGTCTCTTATACATCGCGCAAAACGCCACGCCGATAATGTGTCCCTTTTCCGCTTCTTCCAGCAGCTCGGCCAAGGCTTTTACTGTGTCGTGCGACACGGTGGCCGGGACAAGGCGAAATGGCGTTCTCACTTCTGCTTCCTTGGTTTGCCTGAGGTCGCGTTGCCGTAAACATGCTCTATTTCCGATTTTGGGCGCGGCAAGCGGCGGTCTTCGCTCTGTTCGATGGCGGTTGGTGGTTTGGGGTCGTCGGGGAGCAGGCGGCTTATTGCTTCAATAATTTCCGCGCGCGTTTCCGGGTTGGTTTCGTGAATGAAGGCGGTGATCAACTGTGCAACGCTGTCGATGATCACACGCGGCTGCAGGCTGATTTCCCCGCGCAAGGTGTCTAGCAGCTGGCCAATTGGCGTCGGCGATGTTACCTCGTAGGTTGCCCTCCGTTCCTCCGCTCCCAGTGGTTTTCCTGGGTGAGGCACGCCCTCCCCCGTGGCCAGCCAGTGGGTATTTACCCCCAGCACTTTGGCGGCGCGAACGAGGTTATCCCCCTCGATCGTTTGGGTCGGCCCGTTCACCCACAAGGAGACTGTGCCGCGACTGACCTGGGCGAGCCTGGCTAGCGTGGACGCATTAATGCGCGCGCTGGACAGGGCGAACCCGATTCTGTCTTGCAGGCTGCTCATGTTTAGAAGTCTAACGATATTGTTGTTTAGTGTGCTTGACACATTGTTGTTGAGCATGTTAAACATACGCCTTATGAATAAATCAGAAGCAATCCAACTGTTTGATTCCGGTGCCGGGCTGGCCCGGGCGGTTGGCTTGACGCGTGGCCGTATTTCGCAATGGCCTGAACTGTTGACCCAAAAGCAGGCGGATCTCGTTATAGGCGCTGCGATCAGGCTTGGCCGGCTTCCTGCCGACCAGATGGGGCCGGCGAGCAGCCATGAGTGCGATCGCCCAGAGGGCGTGGCTGCGTGATCGCATCCGCGTTCTCCACGCGAGCGGCCCGTGTTTCAGCGAGCGGGCCATGCTGGTTTCCCGGTTTTATCCCCCTGGCAGGCGGGGTGCAGTTGCTGTCTGCCAATGCAGTCCTCCTCCCTTATCAAGGCGTCATGGCCTCCCCGGGCTTCGGTCCGGGGATTTTTTTGGGATAGCACATGAGTCTTGAGCGCAAGGATGTGCGGCTGAAGCTGGATCACGATATCCACGCGGCAGCAAAGGCGATCGCGGAAACCGAAGGCATGGAGATCGCCGAGTGGGTCGAAACGGTGATCAACGGGGTGATTAAAAAGCGTGTTCATCAGGCCAATTTAGTCGTTGACCGCCTGAGAGAGAGCGGATCGCTAGGGACATTTCGGGAGGACGCGGGAACCAAATGAGAAACAACGTTAACAGCATGGCCGCATTCGGCTTGGGTTTGGGGCTTTTTTTGCGTGGTGTCCATGGGTGCAAGGTAGCCGGCGTCCGGGATGAATTCAGCGTTTTAAGGGGTTCGGTATGAACGTGAGCGGGATGAATGTGAGTGATGCGATGCATGCGACGGTGCACGGCTATCCGGGCGGGGCGGCAAGCCTGGGCCCGCGGGTGTCGATTAATCCGACGGTGCTGAATTCGAAGGTGAACCCGAACACGTCGACGCATCACACGACGCTGGCCGAGGCGATGCGGATCATGGGTGTGACGGGTGACCACCGGACGTTGCGCGCGATGAACGAGGAGCTGGGCTATCTGCCGCCTATCCAGCGTGTGAGTGCCGAGGTGTCGGACGTGGCTCTGCTGGAAAGCTACACGAAGCTGATCAGTGAGCTGGGGGAATTTTCAATGAAGTTTCACCAGGCGCTGGCGGATGGCCGGGTGACGAAAAAGGAAGTGAAGCGGCTGCGGTCCGAGATGCTGGATTTTGCGGGGGGCTGGCGAGGAGCTGCTGGTCCGCCTTGAGCAGATCGCGGAGCGCTGAGATGGCAGACGACGTGGACCGCACGGGTGACCGGATGGATGTCGAGGCTGAGATGCGCGACCGCGCACGGCCAGCGCTGCCATATGAGCCGCCGGCGGGTGTTTCCGGCGACTGCGATCTGTGCGGCGAGTGGTGCGGCCGTCTTATCGGCGGGGCGTGTCCGCCGTGCCGTGACAAGTTTGGGATGGCCTGATGGCTAAGGCCATGAGCCAACCCGAACGCCAGGCGTGGGCACTTTCCTACGCGATGCGGGCGCGGCCTTCGCCCGATCTGGCGTCGCGTTATTCCGACGCGTTGAAACGCATGCTGGGCGCAGATCCGGCAGCAAATAATCAGAAGGCCGAGGAGACGACGTGCAGGACGAGATCGATACAGCCGCGCTGCTGAGCAAGGTCGACATCGTTTCGGTGATCGACCACTTCGTTCCGCTGAAAAAAAGCGGCGCGGAGTACGAGGCCTGTTGCCCGTTTCATACCGAAGATACGCCGTCGTTCAAGGTGAGCCCGACCAAGCAATTCTTCAATTGCTTTGGCTGCGGCGAGAACGGCGACGCAATCAAGTTCGTGCAGAAGTACCAGGGGCTGTCGTTCGTCGACGCCTGCAAGTCGCTGGGCGGCGAGGAGGTCGGCGAGGGGGTTGCTCCTGTGCGTCGCGAGATCCCGCGCGAGAAAAGAGAATCGCCCTGGACGCCGATTCTGCCGGCGCCGGCCGATGCGCCGGAGCCGCCCAAGGCGCATTCGGTGCGCGGCCAGCCTGAGCGGGTGTGGTGCTATCGCGATGCGGCGGGTGCGGTGCTGGGCTATGTGTACCGGTTCAAGACCAGCAACGGGGGCAAGGAAACGCTGCCGCTGTCCTGGTGCGCCCAGGCCGGCAAGGAACCGCCGAAGTGGCACTGGATGTCGTTTCCCGAGCCGCGCCCGCTGTATGGGCTGGATCGCCTGGCTGCGAAGCCGGATGCGACCGTGCTGGTGGTGGAAGGCGAGAAGTGCGCGGATGCGGGCCACGAGCATCTGCCGGATCTGGCGGTGGTGAGCTGGCCGGGCGGTGGCAAGGCGGTGAAGAAGGCTGACTGGGCCCCGCTGGCTGGCCGCAAGGTGATTCTGTGGGCGGATGCGGATGCGAAGCGGGTGCCGTTGACGCCTGCGGAAAAGGCCGCGCTGCCGGAAGCTGAAGTGATGGCCGCGCAGGCGGCAAAGCCGCTGCTCGAGGAGGCGGACCAGCCGGGCGTGAAGACGATGGCGCAGGTGGCCTGGATTCTGCTCGAGCTGGGCTGTTCGGTGTGGTCGGTGAAGATCCCGGCGCCGGGGGTGAAGGCGGACGGCTGGGACATTGCGGATGCGGTGGAAGAAGGCCTGACGGGCGCTGCCATTGCTGATTTCATCCGCGGCAATAGCCTGCGCCTGGCGCAAGCCGGTTCGGCGGGGGAAGCCCCTCCGACAGATTCCTCTGGAGGCATTTCTACCCCGCCGCCGGCTGCCGCCAGCATGGGTGGGGGCGATGATGGCTCCTGGCGCTTGCAGCTGCTCGAAAACAAGTACGGGCTGATCGATTGCCGGGAGAACATCTACCTGATGCTGCGGCATCACCCGGTGTGGAAGGGCGTGCTGTGGGCGGACGAGTTCGCCCGCAAGATCATCAAGCGCAAGCCGGTGCCGTGGGAGTCTGCCGCCACCTTCAAGCCCGATGTGGCATGGGGCGAGGATGACGACCTGAGTCTGGGCATGTGGCTGGCCCAAAGCGAGGGCTTGCGGATTCGCAGCACGGAGAATCTGGCGGTGTCGGTGGGCTGGGCGGCGCGTGAGTTGCGCTGCCACCCGGTGCGCGAGTACCTCGATGCGCAGCACTGGGACGCCCGCGCGCGCCTGGATGACTGGCTGACCGACTACATGGGCGTCAAAAAGTCCGAATACACGACGCTGGTTGCGCGCATGTTCCTGATCGGCATGGTGGCGCGGATCTACGAGCCGGGCTGCCAGATGCGCTCGATGCCGATTTTTGAGGGTGCGCAGTTCCGCGGCAAGTCGACGGCGGTGAGCATTCTCGGCGGCGAGTGGTACGGCGACACGCCGATCGACCTCAACAGCAAGGACGCCTACCAGCTGATCCAAGGCAAGTGGCTGTATGAGGTCGCCGAGCTGGACGCGTTCAACCGCGCTGAGTCGACGCGCATCAAGGCTTTCATATCGAGCCGTGAGGACCGCTTTCGGGCGCCGTACGACCGCGCGCCGAAGGACTGGCCGCGCAACACGCTGTTTTTCGGCACCACCAACCAGGAAGAGTATTTCAAGGACCAGACCGGCAACTCGCGCTATTGGCCGCTGCGGGCCGAGGAGGTGGGCAACATCAACCTGCCCGGCCTGGCCGCCGCGCGCGACCAGCTGTTTGCCGAGGCTGTGGCCCTCTACAAGCGCGGCGAACCATGGCACCCGACCCGAGACCAGCAAATGAGGCTGTTCGAGCCTGAGCAGGCCGATCGTGAGATCGCAGACCCATGGCAGAGCCTGATCTCGAAGTGGTTGCGCTCTCCGGCGTACAAGGACTTCGACAGGGTCTCGGTCAACGAGATTCTGTCCGACTGCCTGAAGATCGAACCGGGCAAGCTGGATTCGGCGCGCCAGATGAGCACGCGCGTCGGCATTGCGATGAAGCGCCTCGGCTGGATCAAACGCCGCGAAACCGGCGGCGACCGCGAGTACTACTACCTCAGACCCGACGACTGGCTTGCCGGCGAGAAAGACATCCAAGGGGGCGACCGTGCTCCGTTTTGACCAGGGATCGGTGCGATCCGTCCAACCTAAGGTTAGACGTACCGGAAAAGGTCGGACGGCTGGAACCCGCATGGATAGGGCATCCGTCCAACCTCCTAACCTCGTCCTACCTTTTCCCGCACACACACACATAGGTGTGCACACACACGCACGCACACGTGTGCATACCTACATACCTAGTAGGACGAGGTTAGGAGGTAGGACAGATCAAGCATTGGCGCGGGGTTCAGCCGTCCGACCTATGGGCGGCTCTTCGGAAAGGTAGGACGGACGTGAAAGCAAACATGAATCTGGACACGATGCGCACGGACTACACCCAGGTGCGCCGCTGGTGGAAGGATGCCGAGGGCTGGACCGATGCCGAGCTGGCTGAGGCAGACCGTGGCGTGCGCCTGGTGGTCGAGCGCAAGGATACCGAGCTGATCGCCTGCTGGGCTGGCTGGCTGGCTGGGCTGGCTGAAGACATCCGCCGCTTCGAATCCTCGGTGCATGCCGCTGAGGGCCGCATGCGTCAGCTGGCTGCAGCGGAAAGGTTGGCGGCATGACCACGATCAGCATCCGCAACAACTTCCCCGCCATCGCTGCCCAGCTAGACCTCCTGGGGCAGGACGTGGGCAACAAGGCCGTGGTGCGGGCAATCAACAAGACCATCGACCAGGGCAAGACCCAGATGGCCCGCCAGATCAGCCAGGAGTTCAGGGTGAGCGTGGGTACGACCAAGCAGCGCCTCAGGGTCTACAGGGCCTCGGCTCGTGGTGGTGCGTTCCGCTTTGTTGCCACGCTCGAGGCCACCAAGGGCAAGGGCCGCTCAATGAACCTGATCGCGTTCGTAACCAAGGGCAACGTCAGCAAGGCCTCAGCCAAGCGCAACGGACGTGCCGACCTCGCAGGCCAGCTGCAGTTCCAGATCAAGCGTGGCGGTGGCAAGAAAGCCATCAAGGGCGCCTTCATCGGCAACGCTGGCCGCACCGTGTTCATCCGCACCGGCAAGGATCGCCTGCCGATCAAGGCACTCAACACCATCGACGTGCCCCAGATGTTCAACACCAGGCGCGTCAACAAGGTGGTGAAGCAGGTGATGCTCGACAAGTTCCCTGCCAACTTCCAGCGTGAGCTGCGCTCAGTGTTGCAAGGGTTCGCCAAGTGATGCGCCCGTCTGCAGCCGAGCAGGCATGTCATGCGATGGGGTCGCCCCATGGTTCACGGGTCCTTCCCGGCACCTATGCACACGGCGCGAAACGACCGCGGGTTTTCGCTAGTTTTGGGATGTGTAGGGGGGTGCGTAAGTTGAGCGAAGGGGGTCGGAAGTGGCGCGGATAGTGGGGCAGGAGCGGATCGCGGACGTGTTCGGGGTGGCTCCGAAGACGATTGTCGAGTGGCAGGAACATGGGTTCCCGATCGCGCAGCGTGGTGGCCCTGGGGTGGCCAGCGAGTACGAGTCGGCGGAGTGCATCCGCTGGAAGATCGAGCACGAGCTGCGGAAGATTCAGTCCGAGTCGCCGAACGATCGGCTGGCGCGCGCGAAGGCTGAGTCGGTGGAAATGGACAACGCCGAGCGGCGCGGGCAGCTGGTGCAGGCTGCGCAGCTCGAACCGAAGCTCGCGGCGGCCTTCGTTGCGGCCAGGGAGAAGTGGCTGGACGCTGTGCCGCGCCTGGCGCGCGAGCTGCCGGTCGACATCGATGCGCGCGAGGCGCTGCTGCAGGCTGAGTTTGAGGCGTTTCTCAAGCGCCTGGCCAGCTGGTCGAGCGCGTCGGACGACGTGGAGGAGGACGAGTAATGCCCGACGGCGCTGCAGCCGAGCTGGACGCCTGGGCCGAACAGGCGCTCGATGCGCTGCTGGCGCGCGTGTTCGCGCAGCTGCGGCCGCGTCCGCACATCACGCCGCTGCAGTGGGTGGAGACAAACCGCTACCTGTCGCCCGAGGAGAACCCGGACTACGTGGGGCAGTTTTCCACCGACAACATCCCGGCGCTGCGCGGCGTGCTGGCTGCCGCGGGTGAGCCTGGGGTGCGGCGCATCGTCGGGCAGAAGTCGGCGCAGATCGCGTGGACCGCCGGCGTCGTGTGCACGATCATGGGCTATCACATCCACTGGCGGCCGTGCGTCCAGGTGGCGATGTTCCCGCGCATCCAGTCGGCCAAGGATTTTGACGCCGAGAAATTCGCCCCGATGGTGCGCGCCACGCCGGTGCTGTACCGTCGCGTGCGCCTGAAGAGCCGCGCCGACGGCAACAGCACCACGCGCAAGCACTACCCGGGCGGCCTGCTGAAGTTCGTGGCCAGCAACTCGCCGGCGGACGTGAAGTCGACCAGCGCCAAGGTGCGCTATGTCGAGGAGCCCGACGACACGAACAAGGACGTGAAGGGGCAGGGCAACTCGATCGCGCTGCTCCGCGAGCGCGGCAAGACGATCCGCAACACGCTCGAGATCATCGGCGGCACGCCCACTGCCAAGGGCGCGTCCGAGATCGAAAAGGAAATGCGCACCACCGACCAGCGCCGCCTGATGGTGCCCTGCCATGACTGCGGCGAGACACACGACATCGACTGGTCGCACGTCGTTATCCCCGGCCTGCAGCTGAGCGAGGCCGAGCTGAAAGACCCGGACATCGATGTGCACTGGCCGGCGCGCGATGTGTTCGGGCGGGCGCGCTGGGAGCAGGCCTACTACGCGTGCCCGCATTGCGGCAGCGTGTGGACCGACGAACAGCGCTGCGCCAACATCCGCGCCGCTGCCGCCGTGCCGCCGAACTACGGCTGGGAGCCCACTGCCGAAAGCCAGGACCGGGGATTCTACTTCAACGAATTGCAGTCCGTGTTCCAGGGCTCCTACGTGCCGGTGCTGGCCGAGAAATACCTCACGGCGCTGCACGAATTCGACCGCGGCGAGCCCGAGAAAATGGTCGCCTTCTGGAACGCCTCGCGCGGCCTGCCGTGGGAATACAAGGGCGAGCTGCCCGAGGAAGACGAGCTCGCCGCGCGCGTGGAAAAATACCTGGAGTGGAGCTGCCCCGCCGGCGGCATTCACCCGGTGCTGTCGGTCGACGTGCAGCATGATCGCCTGGCGGTCACCTGCTGGGTGGTTGGGCGCGGCGAGGAGATGTGGCTGGCCTACTGGGGCGAGCTGTACGGGCAGACCGTGGTGGCACACCAGGGCGCGTGGATCGAGCTTGAGCAGATGCTGGCCAAGACCGTGCAGCATGCCGGCGGCAACGCGCTGCGGATCCGCGCGGTGGGGATCGACTGCTCGGACGGCCAGACGTCGGACGCGTCCTATGCCTTCGTGCGCAAGCACAGCCGCCCCGACCGCGAAGTGCTCGCGCTCAAGGGCGCCAGCGAGACCGAGGGCCGGCTCGAAATCTGGACCCCGCCCAAGCCGATCGACCCCAACCACCGTAGCACCAAGGCCAGCCGCTACGGCGTGGCAATCCACATCGTGGGCGCGGCCAAGGCCAAGGACCTGATCCTCGGCTGGGCGCAAGAGGGCGGGCGCGTGCGCCTGACGGGCGGCGGGCCGGGCCGGATGCATTGGTACGAAGGCGTGCGCGGCGACTTCTTCGAGCAGCTGCTGGGCGAGATGAAAGTGCCGAGCCGCCTCAACCACAACAAACGCCACTGGAAAGCCCGCACCGACCGCCGCAACGAAGCGCTCGACTGTACTGTGTATGCCGTCTACCTGAGCCGTCACCTGCGGCTGCACCTGCGGCGCAACGTGCAGTGGGACATCGATGAGATGCGCCTGCGCCAGGGCGATCTGCTGGGCGTGGCTACCGTTCCCGATGCCGAAATTCCGGCATCGCCTGCAGCCGACCCGGACGTGCATACGGCTGCACCCGATGCCGATCCCGCTCCCGAAACCGAATCGTCACCCGCCCCCGACCTCGATGCCACCATTGCCGCCGCCCGCTTTGCCACCCTCATGCGCAACCGCAAGGAATCCCGCAATGGCCGGAGATAACCTATTCGCCATCCTCGGCATGATGCGTGCCGAAATGCCGGAGATATCAGATGAGACATGGGACCGCATCAAGCGCGGCTTGGCCGCCCATGCCGGCGGCGACCGGGTCTATGTTCCGGCCGGCAAGAAGCGCAACCACCTGGAGGCCATCGCCGCCGCCGGCGAGAATGCGACAGCTGAGCAGCTGTCGAAGCTGCTGGGGGTGACGGTGCGGCGGGCGCAGCAGCTGAAGCGGTTGCGATGAATCAAACGGGCAAGCCCAGCGCCCACAAGCTGTGGCAAAACTGAAAGGAACTGAAATGCACTACAGAAATGGTCGGGAAGCAAAGAACGGCGACAAGATCGTGAAACTCGAAGGCGGGAAAGTTGTTTCCTTCGGGGTGCTGCACAGCGCGACGCCTGGTAATGACTACTGCAACGGGAATATCGCGGCAGTGCAGCCGCCGAACGACTACGCATGTATGGTCGACTGCCTTCACGTCGACGATGTAGCGGAGTTGCTGTCGGAAAAGGGGATGGACAAGCGGCCCGAAGGGAAGTAACTCACTAAGCCGCCGCTTGCTTCGGCTGGCGGCGGCTTACAAACATCCCCTGCCACCCCCGCGAAATTCCTTGCCTACAAATTTCGCCCCCCGCCTGCCACGCTGGCAGGCATGGATCTTCCCACCAATGAGCCCACAGTCATCCGCGCCGGCGACAGCGTCGCCTGGACGCGCGATCTGCCGGAGTATTCCGCCGCTGACGGCTGGGCGCTGAAGTACCGGCTGCTGTACGCCTCGGGCGCGGCGGTGGATGTCACTTCCACCGCCGTCGCCACGCTGCACACGGTGAGCCTCACCGCTGCAAATACCGCCGCCTACGTCGCCGGCAAGGCCACGCTGGTGGGCTATGTGGAGAAAGGCGCGGGCGCATCGCTCGAACGCGCCACGCTCGAATCCACCCCGATCACAATCCTGGCCAACATGGTCACCTCGGCCACGTTCGACGGCCGCAGCGAGAACCAGATCGCGCTGGCCAATGCCAAGACGGCGCTGGCGGCCTACATGAGCAAGGGCCAGATCCACGTCGCCGAATACGACATCGCCGGCCGCCGCATGAAGTTCCGCGCGGCGAGCGAGATCACCGACCTGATCGCGCATTACGAGCGCGAAGTGTTCAAGGAAATCGCCGCGCAGGCTGCCATGAAAGGCGTGTCCGCAGGGCGCGTCGTGGTGCGGATGTGATGATGTTCATCACCCTGCGCCGCCGCACCCTGCCTGGCCGCCTGTTGATGTCGCCGCTTGTGTTCGCCGACTTCTACCGCCTCCAGCCTGCCGCGCTGGGCCGGATCGCGCGGCTGCGGTATGCCGCCCGATTCACATGGAACCTGGTGCGCTGACATGGGCCTGTTCTCGAAACTCAACCCGTTCAAGTCGCGCGAATCCGCCGCGCAGCGCGCCGAGTGGCTCGACAGCACGATGCGCGGCGCCGCCAGCCAGGTGCAGGCGCGCATGGTGCAGGACATGCGCCAGGCGCAACGCAGCTTCGAAACCGCCGAGACCCCGGCCTATACCGAGTCCTGGTCAACCTCGTCCACCCACATCAACGAAGACCTCGCGCGCCAGCTGCCCACGCTGTGGGCGCGCTCGGTTGGCCTGGCCCGCAACAACGAATGGGCGCAGCGCTACCTGATCGAGCTGGACGACAACGTGCTGGGCCCCAACGGCATCGCGCTGCAGATGCGCCTCACCACCCTCAAGGCGGGTGAAGCAGTTCTGGACAAGGCGCAGAACGATCTGCTGGAATCCGCCTGGCAGAAGTTTTGCGAAGAGGCCGACGAATCCGGCCTGTCGTGGGGCGATGTCGAATTGCTCGCGCTCAACATGCTGGCACGCAAGGGCGAGATCCTCGCGCGCAAGCGTTACGGCACCGGCCTCATGGGCTTCCAGATCCAGCTGCTCGACCCCTCGCTGCTCGATGTGACGCTGAACAAGATCCACGGCGGCAACCGCATCCGCATGGGCAAGGAAATCAATGACGCCGGCAAGCCGGTGGCCTACTGGCTGCAGATGGCCAAGGCGGGCGATTCGCCTGCCGGGTACATCACATCGGGCCGCCATGTGCGCATCCCGGCCAGCGAGATCATCCACCACTACCTGGTGGAAGAACCCGGCCAGCTGCGCGGCATTCCCTGGCTCACCGTCGGCGCGCGCCGGTTGTGGCTTACCCATGACTTTGAAGAATCCGCCGCGGTGGCCAGCTCCAACGCGGCCAAGCGGCAGGGTTTTTTCTTCAGCCCCACCGGCGAAGCGCCGCCCGGGTTTGGCGACACCATCGTCAGTTCCGTGCTGGCAGCTGCCGAGGCCGCCGGCAAGGTATTGACGCCGGAGGAGATCCAGGCGATCACCGCCGCCGCCGAAAAATACGCCACCACGGTGCCGGGGCAGTTCGACACACTGCCGCACGGCTACCAGTTCCAGCCGTTCGAATCGGTGTGGCCCAACATCAACGCCGACACCTACATCAAGCAGCAGCTGCGCGGCTGGGCCGCCGCGCGCG